TGAGCCACGTATGATGATGCAAGCAGGTGACGAGGTTTCACCCGAGCAAGAATTATTTAGCTTGCAAGCGCAACTTGAAAATTTAGAAGAACAATTGCGTTTAGACCGATCCTATAACGACGACCAAGCCGTTATCAATACATCTGCTGAAATGGCTGCGATTCAAAAAAGAATACAAGAAATACTACAAGAAAGCGGTCGTACTATATCTGATTTAGAAAGACAACAAATAGGCAGAAGAACTATGTCTGATATGGATAAAGGAAGTGCTGCTTCTAATATGGGAAGACCTCAACTAGCAGGCGGCGGCGAAGCATTCCCAGACTTAAGCGGAGACGGAGAAACAACTTTTAAAGATGTGCTAATTGGTAGAGGAGTTGACTTAAAAGCCGAGGGAGGCGAAATGATGACTCAAGAAAATGAAATAGATGCCATGTTAGGCGGTATGGATTCTGAGGAAGCTGGGGCAATGGAAGACCTAGAGCAGATGGCTCCAGAAATGGAGATGATCGATCAGCTTGTAACAATGGTTGTCCAAATGATCCAGCAAGGCGCAAGCGAAGAAGAGGTAATAATGTTCCTCAGAGAGCAAGGGCTCGACGATGAAGATATTGGTACTGTCCTTCAACTTGTAGCTGAAATGGCAGAAGCCGAATCGATGCCTCAAGATGGTATCGGAGCAGAACTAGAACAACTAGCTTAGCAATGAAAAAGTTTTCTAAAGGTCCGTCAAGACCTTCAAGATCAACTGAATACGAAAGAAAACTTGCAGAATTAGAAGATTTTATTAGAAAAAATAGGCTAGTATCAAAAGAAGCTCAAATGAGCTCAATGAGTGGTGAGGGTTATACAGACCCTAGATTTATTAAAACCACAGGCAACGAATTTATAGATATGTATGGCATGCACCCTTTTCCAGCAGAAGGCAGCGGTCAAATATTGTCAACAACACAATTAGGAATGAGTGGAAAAAACCAACTTTTTAACCCAAGAAATCCTGGAACTTACAGTCCTTCTAAAGATACGATAGTTTATAAAGATGTAAGTAAATTTGGTTATGAAGATAAAAATCATGAATCAACTCAAAAACATGAAATTTTTCATAGAGCTGCTCAAAGAAGCGGTTGGATAAACAATTTTTATAACAGTCCTTATTTGAAAAAAAAAGCTAAATCATTAGCAGGTGAAAGAGGTAGAATATTAGCTCCTTTAGTAAATGAAGCCGTTGCACATTCTTATGAATATGATGCAGATGATTATTCAAAAAATAAAGACTTAAAAGAAACAATAAATTTTAGAGCTTCTAGATTTAATTTAAAAAATCCAGAAAAAATATCGGATGAAATATTTAATAATATAGAAGATTTAAGAGATGATTTTGAAAGATATTTAGAAGAAGTTAACGTAGAATATTTGCCAAACAATCGTATCAGCTATACAACTACAAGAACTAAAAAAGCAACAGGCGACGAAGTTAGCCTAAAAACGGAAGATGATCTTCCAGAGGTACAGCCTGTTCAGAATTATGCAACAGAAGAAGAGCTTGCAGAAGCATATGCTGCTCAGGAAGCAGACTACGCTAGACGAGTAGAAACTGCTAAGTACCATAACCCACAACTTTACAAAATATATTCAATAGAAGACCCAGAAACAAGACAAAGAGCTTTAGATGAATATAACGATTTTAGTTTTTTTAGAGATGTTTTTCCTCTCATTCCTATTAACGCCAAACAATATATTTATCATATGATGGGTGGTAAAGGTAAGCTTGATATCAATGATTTAACCAAAAAAGAACAAGAAGCGTATTATCGGTACGCACAAGAATTGATGGCTAGTGGCGAGCTTTCTTTAGATCAAGATTCAAGTGTAATGATGGATTATTCTAACTATGGAACAAAAAGTGATTATGGTGATGTTTATTGGGGCAAAAAAAATTTAGGTTTGTCTGACGAAAAACTAGAAGCCTGGAAAAATGGAGAAATAAATATAGCTTATCCTGGCGGTAGAGATGGAGCAATTGAAACTTACTCTTATGACGAATGGCTAAAAAAATTCCCAGGAACTCTTGATGTTGGCGGTCAAAGTATTGGTGATCTAATTACAAACATGCAAGACCCAAACTATGTTGCAAAAACACTTACTGGAAAAGCAGACATAAATTACGACAAAGACTCAAATACAATTACTGTTACTGATAAATATAATCATAACAGGAATGCTAATGCTACAACTAAAACAATAATAGAAAATTTGATAGCAGACCCTAGTTTATACGCATTATTAAAATCTGGTGCTCTTCTTAAAAACGCAGATGGTTCTATTATAGAGCTTGATCTTGGATCACCAGAATTTGTTAAAAACTATGCAAAAGGCGACGAGGTGCAATCTTTAATGGATGAACTTGGTATTCAACCAATAGGAGAAGACCGAGTTTTTAAAATGGCAATGACTGCTCTTTCTCCAGATCAAAAACTTAAAAAAATAAAGTTACTAAAAAAATACTTTGATAAAATGCGTAAAGCAGAAAGCTTAGAAAAACCTGGTGCTGCTTTAGGTGACTTGTCAGATGCAAAAAATATTAAACAAGGAATTCCTTACAGCTCTTCAAAATCAATTCAAAAAGAAATTGATCAATTGCAAGGTGCAGAAAAACTAGATTTAAATTTATTAGCAAAATTAAGAAAAGAACTTAATATATAACATATGGATTTTTCCAAACTTACAGAGGCTGAACTCAAAGAAGCCCTGCTGCTTTTAGAAAAGCAAGACGGTTACTCAACGCAAGACGAGTGTCAAGAATCTTTTTTGAGTTACGTCAATCACATGTGGCCAGAGTTTGTCTGCGGTCGCCATCATCAGATATTTGCCGAAAAGCTAGAGCAAGTTGCTAGAGGTGAGATCAATCGCTTGATTGTTAACATGCCACCTCGACATACTAAGTCTGAGTTTGCCTCGACTTTCTTTCCATCTTGGGTGATGGGACTTAAACCGAAAATGAAAATAATGGAGACGACCCATACGGGTGAACTCGCCGTTAGGTTCGGTCGTAAAGTGCGTAACTTGATGGATCAAAAAGAATACAAACAAGTTTTTCCCGACGTCAGTTTGCAGGCTGATAACAAATCAGCAGGACGTTGGGAAACCAATAAAGGTGGCGAATACTTTGCAGCAGGTGTGGGTGGAGCTGTAACTGGGCGGGGTGCGGATCTGTTAATCATCGATGATCCGCATTCTGAACAGGATGCACTTTCGCCGACTGCCCTAGAGTCTGCCTACGAGTGGTACACCTCTGGACCTCGCCAGCGTTTACAGCCTAAAGGTGCGATTGTAATAGTGATGACGCGCTGGTCTTCGATTGACCTAACCGCTAAATTACTAGACGCGCAAAAAGAACCTTTGGCTGACCAATGGGAAGTAATAGAGTTCCCTGCTATCTTCCCCGATACAGAAAAACCTCTTTGGCCCGAGTATTGGGCTTTGGATGAATTGCAGAAAGTAAAAGCATCTTTGCCTGGAATGAAGTGGAATGCTCAATGGATGCAAACGCCGACCGCTGAAGAGGGTTCGATTATCAAACGAGACTGGTGGCAAAGATGGAAGCATGATTCTTTACCCTCCGTTCAATATATTATGCAGTCTTATGATACGGCGTTTTCTAAAAAAGAAACGGCTGACTTTTCGGCTATCTCAACTTGGGGCGTTTTTAGACCCAGCGAAGATTCGCCCGATTGCGTCATGTTATTGGATTGTCAAAAAGGCAGGTGGGATTTCCCCGAACTCAAAGAAATAGCGATGCGCGAGTATCAATACTGGGAAACCGATATGGTTTTGATTGAAGCCAAAGCAAGTGGCACGCCGCTTACCCATGAGCTTAGAAGAATGGGCATACCTGTAGTAAATTACTCGCCGACTCGAGGCCATGATAAAACAACAAGAATGCACTCGGTTGCTCCCATCTTTGAGTCTGGTATGGTGTATGCTCCGAATATGGCATTTGCCGAGGATATGATTGAAGAATGTGCATCATTTCCGTTTGGAGCTCACGATGATTTATGTGATACTATGACTCAAGCGTTGATGCGATTCCGCGAGGGCGGTTTTGTAAATTTAGATAGTGATTACGAAGACGAAGAACGCGAACCTAGACAGAGAGTTTATTACTAATGGCAATAGAAAGACAAACACCCGATCCTGCTCAAGAAGTAGAAGACATGCAAGATATGACAACTGAAAGGTCAACTGAAGATATTGATAATGAAATTATTGAAATCTTAGAAGGTTTAGACGAAGAAGAGGGCATTCAAGTTCAAGAAGACGGTTCTGTTATCTTGGGTGAAATGGAAGAAGAAATGGGAGCTGTTGGTTTTAGCGAAAACCTAGCTGAAGTTGTTTCTCAAAGTGAGCTAAGTAAAATTTATATTGAGCTAACAGCCGCAATAGAAAACGACAAGTCTGCTAGAAAAGATTGGGAAAAAACTTATACCGATGGACTCAAGTATCTAGGAATGAAGTTTGACGATGGCAGGTCTGAACCTTTTGAAGGTGCAAGTGGCGTGATTCATCCGTTGCTTGGCGAATCTGTAACTCAGTTCCAAGCGCAAGCTTACAAAGAATTACTACCCCCGCAAGGCCCAGTTAAAACTCAAGTCGTTGGTGAATATAGTTCAGCTGTAGAAGAACAAGCCCAACGTGTTAAAGAATTTATGAACTATCAAATAGTTCACGTGATGGAAGAGTACGACGAAGACTTAGATCAAATGCTTTTCTATCTGCCTTTAGCAGGTTCTGCTTTCAAGAAAGTTTATTACGATGAAACTTTACAACGACCTGTTTCTAAATTTGTTGCACCCGAAGATTTAATTGTTCCTTACTATACAACCGACCTAGAATCTTGCCCAAGAATTACTCACGTCATTAAGATGCCAGAAAACGAAGTTAAGAAACTTCAAGCAATTGGTTTTTATAGAGACGTAAGAATAAGTGATGGCAGCGATCTATCAAACGCATCTGGCGTTAAAGAAGAAATAGAAAAACTAGAAGGAATGGAACCATCTTACGATACAGGTGAAGTTTCTAATCTTTACGAAGTTCATTGTAATTTAGACCTTGAAGGGTTTGAAGATGTAAATGAAGAAGGCGAGTATACAGAAGTTAAGTTGCCTTACATCGTAACGATTGATAGCAACAGCGAAAACATCTTATCTATTCGTAGAAACTTTGAAGAAGACGATCCGATGAAAAATAAAATCGAATACTTCGTTCACTTCAAGTTCTTGCCTGGTTTAGGCTTCTACGGATTTGGCTTAACTCATATGATTGGTGGTTTATCCAAAGCCTCAACTTCAATCGTTAGACAATTGATTGATGCTGGTACTTTGGCTAACTTGCCAGCTGGTTTTAAAACTAGAGGTATTAGAATTAGAGACGAAGATTCTCCGATTCAACCAGGTGAGTTTAGAGATGTGGATGCACCCGCAGGATCTTTGCGAGACGCAATTCAACCTTTGCCATTTAAAGAACCGAGCGGAACTTTACTTTCTTTATTAGGACTATTGGTTCAAAGCGGCCAAAGGTTTGCCTCTATTGCTGAAATAAATATAGGTGAAGGTAATTCGCAAGCACCTGTAGGAACGACAGTTGCTTTGTTAGAAAAATCTACCAAGGTTTTATCTGCCATTCATAAGCGTTTACATGCAGGTCAAAAGAAAGAATTTAATTTATTGGCAGATATATTTGCTAAAAGTTTACCCGAAGCATATCCATATGCTGTATCGGGTGGACAGATGGAAATTAAGCAAGCTGACTTTGACGATAGAGTAGATGTATTTCCTGTCTCTAATCCAGACATATTCTCTACTAGCCAAAGAATTATTATGGCTCAAGAAATGATGCAATTGGTTCAATCCAATCCGCAGATTCATGGTCCAAATGGTATGTATGAAGCTTATCGCAGAATGTATGCTGCGTTAGGAACAGACAATATTGATGCGTTATTAATTCCACCCCCAGACACTCAACCTAAACCGATTGAGTCTGGAATGGAGAACAGCACCTTATTAATGGGTGGAACAGCGCAAGCATTTATTCAGCAAAACCATGATGCTCATATTGCATCTCACGTAAACTTGTTGAATATGCAGCCAGTTCAAATGAACGCTCAGATTCAAGCAAACATACATTCGCATATCATGCAGCACTTACAAATGAAAGCTGACTTGATCGCGCAACAACAGATGCCGCCCGAGGCCATGCAGCAATATCAACAATTGCAGCAACAAGCCCAACAATCCACACCTGTTGACGCGGCGGCGCTTAATCAACAAGCTAACGAACTGTTGGCGCAGTTTAGCTCGCCAATAATGACTGATCTAATGGCTCAGTTTGCTCAGCAAGTAGCAACTCCGCCGCAAGAAGATCCGTTGGTAGCAATTAGGAAACAAGAGCTAGCACTCAAAGGTCAAGAGTTGCAACAAGACAAAGAACAATTTGCCGTTAAAGAGCAAATGCGTGCAGAGGAAAAATCCCGACAAGATCAAATAGACCGAGAACGTATTGAC